ATCTAAGGTCTATATGCTGAAATGCGTTAGCGAAGAGGCTTTACATTCTAAGACAAACTTTGTTCAGCAGTCGTACAAGAAAACAATCAGTGATATGGCTCAAGATATCTTTCTAAGATATATGAAGAGCAGTAAATCATTTGAAGCTGAGGACACAAAAGGAGTCCAGGATATATTGATATCACACAAGAATCCTTATGAAGCAGTTGATATGATTAGACGTAGAGCGATCAGCGCCGATAACAAATCATCATCATATGTGTTTTTTGAGACTAGAGAAGGCGGTACTAGCCCAAAATTTAAATTTGTTACCATAGAAAAATTATTTCAGGAAGCATCAGTAAAATCTTTTAAACAGTCTGATTCTGTTAACAGTAGCACATCTAATCAGACAGATAACAACATATTGGCATATAAGGTTCCTAAACAATTATCTTCAACTGACCGTATCGCAAATGGTGGTAAACGCAGGACTTCTACTTTTGATTTTCGCACCCACGAATATAAATCTAAAGATGATACGCCAGATCCTTCATCGTATAAGTCAGGCGGTAAAGGAAGTTATGACTCGCCCGAGTTTAAGAGTAAGTATAATGATGGAGCAAAGATACCTCCTCAGAATATGATACCTGTTGATACATCGCAGCGTGCTGTTACAAACATAGCAGATAATTCAAAAGATCAACAGGCGTATATAGCACAGCTGATGCAGAACGCTTTACAGATTAGAGTGTATGGTGATACCAAACTAACTTGTGGTGCTGTAATTGAGGCTAATATTACGAAAAAAGTTTCTACGACTGGGGAATACAGTAATGATACTCAGTTGACAGGTAATTTTTTAATTTCTAGAATACATCATGAGATACAAGAAGAAGGCATTAAGCCAAGATATACTTGTTGTATAGAACTACTGAAGGGTGGATTGGAGAACGGAGTATAATGACTGAAAGAGATTTAGGTAGTAGTTTTGGTGGTATGTGGTATGGCGAGGTCGTGGATGTCATGGATCCAGATCAGTCAGGACGTGTTCGCGTGCGCGTATACGGGCGTCATGATGACAAAGAGAATATACCAGATAACACATTACCTTGGGCCATGCCAATGCAGCCAGTCACATCAGCTGCGATGGGAAAAATAGGACAGGCACCATTAGGTCTTCTTAAAGGTTCTAAGGTCATGGGTATGTGGGCTGATAAAGATCAGCAGTATCCAATCATCATGGGCAGCTTCGGTAAAGCTGGTGATCCTGTTGAAGGAGGATCTGTAACGGATGGTGTTCCTGAGATTAACAAAGATACAGGAAGTATTCCTACAGGTGCAACAAATCAATCTCCTCCTGTTGCTAAGAATCCGTACAGTATTCTAAACCCAGACAGAATAACAATCAATGATATTAACAATGGTGTCAAATCAGTTCAAAGCGTATCTAAAGCTGCTGGCATCGTAAACAATCAAGAAGTCGATAAGAAACTAAAAGAACCATCGATACCCACAGTCGCTTCTGCTGTTAAAGGTTCTGGTGCGCACATTCTTGACCTCGTAAAACAGGTAGACCCAAAAGGTCTTAGTGCTTCTATACCTTCTATGGCTAGTAATATGGCCAGCGTTAGAGATATTGTTAATATCTCAAGTCCTCTAGGTCTACAGAATTTAATGTCTGGCGCTGTTGCAGGTATGGTTGGTAATCTAGCTGGTCAATTCGGTCTAGGTAATATAGCAGGCGTCTTATCTAATGCTCTAAAAGTGGGCGGAGCGACTGGTCTGTTGAATGGTTTAGATCCTAGTCTTGTAAGAGGTATTAAGATAGGACTATCGACAGCAATTAACAGCGCTATGGCTAATGGTGGCGCAGCAGTTCCTCACGCAGTTCCTTCTACTACGACAAGAGGCGCCAATACTCCGATTCCTCTTGCAAGTCTTATTGTTGATAATCCTCCAGATATGTATGTTCAGCAATATTATACTGTTGATGAAGATCCATATCCAGGTTACATAGAATGGTATGACAAAAGATCGAATCAAAAAAGATATACACACAGAAACGGCCAGCCGCATTACGCATCAGCCACAGAGCATGTAAAAGGCAATGCTGTTGCAGCTCTAACTTCTTCACTCGCTTCTAGTCTGTTAAATGGAGCAATTCCCTCTTCTGCATCCGTCTTAGGCGCTCTGAGTGGTGGGTTTAGTGCTATGAAAGTTGATGGTTTGACTAAAGTCCTTGGTTCTGGTATCAGCCCAGATAACATAACTAGCATGGCTTCTAAACTATTGCCTGGAGGACTTGGTGGCGGTATCGATGGTATCATGAAAGGTCAGTTGCCCAGCTCCGTTCTTGGTGAGGGTGCTGGGAAAGCCATGGGAGCTTTTACTCAGGGTCAGGCCATGTTATCTGCTAAAAAGAGTAGCCTCATTGACTCCATCAAACCAAAAGATTCAGAATTAGATAGCAAACTGGATGATTCGTTGAAAGGATTGTCTGCCGCAGATAAGGCATCTGTCTTAAATGGTGGTCTAACGACTGCAGAAAAAGCAGCAGTCCAACAACAACAGATTAACCAGACATTTGGCCAAGATAGACCAATCATAAAGGGATAAGAATGGCGACCGATTATAATGTAAAACATCCGAAACTCCCATATGAGGGAAATTATCCTAATCTTCACGTATCGCAGGATGCTGCCGGCAATCAGATCATCAAGAGTCTTGAGCCTGGAAAAGAGGCATATTTTGAGGTCATGGCAAGCGGCTCTTACTACGGTCATGCAGCTGATGGTTCTAGGACTGAGGTAGTTGTAGGTAAAACCCACCAATATCACGGTGACGGAGTTTCCAAGACGGCTGACGGACACTCTGACGAAAAGGTAAGCGGTTCGGTCAGATCAAACAGCGATGGTGGTAGAAGCAGCGAGAATGGCGGCGACAATTATTCTGGCGGTTCAGGTCATAACGTATCAGCTACACAGGATTCTGGTATCTCCCACAGTAGTGGTGACGTCTTTCATACCTCAGAGGGTAATCATATCACCCAGCATGATGGTAACGTAAGCCATGCTGTCACAGGAGATATGGTTGAGGTCGTTAATGGCCATAAAATGGATATAATAACTGGTGAGTATGGTATAAATATTCAAAGCGGTAATTTTGATATTCAGACTAACGATGGCAAGACTAGAATAAAGAGTTCGGATGCCATCATAATTGATAGTGATACTTCGATAACATTAAATGTTGGTGGTACTTCAATAACTATTACTCAGGGTGGTATTGTTATTGACAGTGGTGGTTCTACTACTATTAAATCTTCTAAGAGCAATGTTATTAGATCTAATAATGGTACTCAGCTTGAAATTGCTAATGTCCCACCAAAAGGTAAAGGTTAATAGATGGCAAGAGCCGATATAGTCCAAAAAGGAAAACCAGTAGAGTATTTCAGCGATTTTCTGAATAATATGGACGTACATCCGATTAACAAGACTCTTGGTAAAGTCATAAACGAAGAATCTGTAAAACAATCATTAAAGAATCTCATACTCACAAATATCGGAGAGAGATTATTTCAGCCTACAATTGGTTCAAACGTATACAAAGCTCTGTTTGAACCAAACGATGTCATTACAGCTGAAAATATAACATACCATATAACTTCAACGATAAAACAGAACGAAAAGAGAGTAATTCTGTTGAATGTTATCGTCAATCCTAATCCTGATAATTATTCTTTTGACGTAAACATCATTTTTTCTCTAATAAATAATCCAGATACTATAAATTTAAATCTAATCCTTAGAAGAGTAAGATAATGGCAAATAGCGCATTAGTATTAACATCGTTAGATTTTGATACTCTAAAATCCCAGCTAAAAACGTTCCTTCAATCGCAAAGTCAGTTTAAAGACTATGACTATGAAGGTTCTAACATGAACGTCCTCCTTGACGTTTTGTCTTACAACACATATCTCAACTCTTTCTATCTTAATATGATGGCTTCTGAGACATTCTTAGATACTGCGCAGCTTTACAGTTCTGTTGTCTCGCATGCGAAAGAACTGAATTATACACCAAGATCAGCGAGATCGGCAAAAGCTACTGTAAGTTGTAACTTTATAACTACTGGTATATCTAACACATTCTCAATCCCAAAGGGGACACAGTTTTCTGGTCAGAATGCTAATGGATCTTATACGTTCGTTACAGATAGAACACAGACCATAACTTCAACAAACAACGTATTCTCTATAACTAGTTTAGATATCTATGAGGGTTCCTACATCAACGAGACTATGATTGTTGATAATACCATAGAAAATCAAAAATTCGTTCTATCAAATAAAAATATTGATACAAGTAGTATCGTTGTTACTGTCTCTGAAGATAATGGTTCTAATGTTAATGATTTTTTACAGAGCGATACTCTGTATAATTTGAATTCTGAATCTCAGATATATTTCCTACAATCAACTTTAGATGGTTATTATGAAATCGTATTTGGGGATGGTGTTTTTGGTCGCGTACCGCAAAACAATGCTTTGATTCTTGTAACATATAGAGTATGTAATGGTTCTGATGGTAATGGCGTAACCACCTTCTTCTTAAACAAAGATTTAGGAGCATACAATGGCGGTAATTCTACAGCAAAAATAACTCCAGTAGTTACATCTGCTGATGGTTCGCCTATCGAAACAATTGAATCAATTCGTTTTAGAGCACCAAGAAATTATCAGACTCAGGATAGAGCTGTTACTGTTTCGGATTATAAGACTCTTATCCTAAACAATTTTCCAGAAATAAAAGACGTGAACGTATACGGCGGCGAAGAAGTTACAGATAGCATACAGTATGGAAAAGTTATTATTGTACCATCAACATTTTCTGGTTCGACGCTTACAAATCAAAGAAAAACTGATGTTATAACTTATCTAAAAACTAAAAAAATCATAGGAATAGAATTAGTAGTTTCTGATCCTGACTACGTTTATGTCGTGCCAACTATTAACGTAAATGTTGATTTTAAGAATACACCCATGACTCCAGCAGAGATCCAATCTTCTGTGATTAATGCTGTTAGTGCATTTAATAAGAGTAACCTACAGATATTCAACAATACCTTTAGATTTTCTAAATTAGTTGAGGCTGTTGATGCAGCAGACGCCAGTATCGTAGGCAATCAGATTAATACTCAAATTTATAAGATTGTAGAGCCTATTATTGGAACAGCTACATCTGTAACAACGAAATTCAATAATTCTCTACTTCCAGGGACGATCAGTAGCAGTCAATTCTTATTGAGTGATGGAAATACATACATCATAACAGATTACAGCGAATTAAATAATACTTTTGAAAGACAAATTACACCTTTGGGATTTTCTGTTTATAATACAAACCCAGTTTTGTATTTGAAGAAAATAACAACAAATAACACATTGGTATATATGAACGCTGGTACTATAGATTATAATACAGGTATATTAAACATAACAAATCTTAATGTTATTGATTTTCTTGGTAATAATGGTATTATTCTGTCAGGAACACCAGTAAATGATGATATTTCTGGTACTTTCAACAATATCGTAGAAATAGATATCGGCGCGATGTCAGTTAATGTAAATGCAGTCTAATGAATATAGAAAAATTTATATCGCCATTAATTAAATCTCAGTTTCCTGGTTTCTATAGAGATCAGGGGCCAAATTTCATTGCTTTCGTTCAAGCGTATTATGAATGGATGGAAAAACAGGGAAATGTTATAAATTTATCTAGATCTCTATCTGAGATTGGTGATATTGATCTTACTACAGCAGAATTTATCAAATATTTTAAGACAAAATATATAAACTCTCTTCCAGATAATGTTATTACTGACAAAAGATTATTGGTAAAACACATCATAGATCTTTATCGTTCTAAGGGTAACGAGAGCTCTTATAAACTGCTATTTCGTATGTTATTTAATGAAGATATAGATTTTTATATTCCCAGCGAATATATGATGAAACCTTCCGATAATACTTGGTTTGTTCCAAAATACATTGAAGTTTCTGATAGTTATTACCTACAAGATTTAGTTGGCCATTCTATCTACAGTTCTGGAAACGGAACAGGGGTTGTTGAAGATTTTACCACAAAGATTGTTAGTGGTAAAACCATAAACATTTTACATCTTTCTAATGTTGAAGGACAATTTAAATATGGTGAAGAAATCTACTCATATGATTTTCCTGAAATAAACATATCTAACGCTCCAGTCATATTTGGCTCTCTTTCTACTGTTTCTGTTACTTCTGGTGGCTATAATTATAAGGTAGGCGATCTACTCAATGTTATTGGAAGTGGTTTTGGTGGTGTTGCTAGAGTCGCAGCCACAACAAACCAAAACGGTAAAGTTACTTTTAATCTTAAGAATGGCGGTAAAGGATTTTCTACTAGCCCAAATATCACTATTACTGGTGGTGGCGGCGCAGGAGCTTCTTTCCAGGTTGGTGGTATAACAGACACTCAGATCGTCTCTCTTAACACAGACGTCATCAATGGTTTAAAAGATACTCTACTGGATATAGAGACTGAGGGTCTAGCTCTTAATGTCTCGATATTGTCTGGCACCTTTATAAACAACGAATATATCCATCTATCCGCTAACGCAAAACATTTTGATGTGGTGCAAATATTTGGTAATATCAGTAACGGCGAATCTCTTTCAAATAGTTCTTTGGGTATTTCAGGTCTTACTGTATATAATTCAGACGGAAATATGATATATTGTATTGGTTCGGATACCAATCTTAACAATGCAAATCTTGTGCCAGGCGTTATCTTAATAAGCAATACTTCTTCTTCGACTGTTAAGATTAATTCCACCTTTCCTAAAGTTACAGTGTCTGGAAACGGAGTCGTTAATACTTACGCATCAAATAGTTCTGTTCTTACGATCTTTAACCCAACTTCTGATATTGGCTATTTTATACCTAGTCTGACTGTAACAGGTAATACATCTGGGGCGACAGCAAAAATTACTGGTATTAACAGATTAACAAACTGGGGTCCGAGTTATTTTCCTGCTGGTTTCGGTAATGAGAATCTAAACAGCAACATTGGTAATACATTAAGATTTGTTGTTAAAGAAGTCGGAACCATAACATTCTTAAATAACATAAATCCAGGCACTGGTTACTCATCAAGCCCAACAGTAGAAATAGTTGAGCCTCTATTATATGATCTTAGAATACCAGACGGCATTGGTGGATATTTGGGTTATGATGCTATCGTAACAGCGAATGCCGGAACAGCAACAGGAATTGTTACTGGAGTTACGATTTATGATTCTGGATTGGGATATATACCAGATGAAAACGTAAATCTAGTAAACGCTAACAATACAGCTACTGTTACTGGTACTACAATTGTTGATCTAAATGGTGTT